CAATTAAAACCAAAAGGGGTATATAAATAATATATACCCCTTTTGGTTTTTAATAATGAAAAATTCACTAGAGAAAGTAAAAAATATTTTTTTACAAAATGATTGTATGTTATTGGAAGAAACATATAATAGCAATCAACAACCTTTAAAATTCAGATGTTTTTGCGGGAAAGAAGACACAAAGAATTTAAGAACATTCAATAATAATCCTAAATGTAGATTTTGTGCTGAAGAAATACGAAGAGCTCAAAGAACTAAAAGTTTTGATGAAGTGAAGTCTATTTTTGAATTTAAAGGCAATAAACTACTAAGCATAGATTATGTTCCAGGGATTAAGCTTAAATATATTTGTGATTGTGGTGAAATTGATTACAAAAGATTACATAAATTTATAGCTGGTGAACGATGCAAAGAATGTGGTTTGAAAAAACGTTCAGACTCAAGAAGAATCAGTCAAGAAATTGTTAAGAGTTTTTATAAAGAAGCTGGCTGTGAATTACTGTCTGAGTATTTGGGAGATGAAAGACCTCTAACCTATAGATGCAAATGTGGGTCAATAGTTACTTCAAATTTTCACACTTTCAAAAAAAGAAAAAATTGCTGGACATGTGGTGTGAAAAAAAAAGTACTAAATATGGATATCATTTATAAATTTGTTGAAGAAAATAATTTAAGTCTAATAAGTTTACATACGTATGAAAATACAAAAAAAGGTAAATTATTATTAAGATGCAATTGTAGTAAAAATTACGAAAGAACTTGGAATTACTTAAGGAATGGAAAGGGAAATAATGCATGTGAAGAATGCTCCCTAAAACAAAAAATTGAAAAAACGTCAGGAGTAAATCACCCTTTCTGGATTAAAGATAGAGAAAAAGTAGAATTTAGAAAGCTATTTGCAAAGAAAATGTATTCGATGATAAGCAAATGTTATCAACAGTTTAACTTAAAAAAAGAAATTAAATCTTATGAATGTTTAGGCTATACACATTACGATTTGGGATTTCATATAACAAATCATCCCAATTATAAAAATGCAATAAAAAATAATGATATGCACATAGATCATATTTTTCCAATTAAGGCATTCATAGATTTTGGATTATGTGAAATAGAGCACATCAAAATAATTAATTCTTTAGAAAATTTGCAACCATTAAATGCTTTTGATAATTTAAGTAAAAATGACAAGTATAATAAAGAAGAATTTATAAAGTTTTTAAAATCTAAAGGAATAAATATTGATAAATAAAGAGGGGAGAAATCTCCTCTTTATTTATGTGACATGAGATTTATTTTGTGGTAAAATCGTTTTATGGGAAAACCAGTAATTAGAGAAGTTAAGATTTTGGATGCAGTCTTAAAAGAAGAAGAAGGCACTGAAGATGAACCAAAAATTGTTCAATACATTTGGTTACAGTTGCAAGATGTCAAATCAGATGTTACATTGACAAGTACATTATCCCTGGATGATGTCAAAGAACTTACGGGTATGGATCGACATTTGGCTGGAAGAGAGTTGATTAATTTCACTATAGCTCTGAAATCTAGAGAAGCTCCATTATCTTTGATATTTAATCCAGATGATAGAGAAATTACTGCAGATATGATAAAGAATGTGGAAGGTATTTAAATGGCTACATCAGGAAGTGGACAAGTTTTAGTAACAAATGCTAATTTTGGTCGTGCAACAGTTGAGATTAAGGCTTTTCGAGAAGAAGCTGCAATACCTAAGAAGGCAACTGAAGGTGCGGCTGGATATGACTTATGTGCATGTATCCCAGATTACACCAATGGGATGATGATTCATCCTGGTAACTCATTAATTGTTCCTACAGGATTGAATGTCAACATTCCTGAAGGATACGAAATTCAAATTCGACCTCGATCTGGATTGGCTGCAAAGCATGGAATTACAGTTCTAAATACTCCAGGAACAATTGATTGTGATTATTCTGGAGATGGTGAAGACTTTGAATTAAAAGTGATTCTTTTTAATCACAATCGCATGCCTTTCGCTATCAATCATGGTGACCGTATTGCACAAATGGTTGTAGCCAAGCTTGCAGAACATGATTTAGTTGTAGTAGAAGAATTTAGTCAGACAGCAAACAAGTCTCGCACGGGTGGATTGGGAAGTACCGGAAAGTAATGTACGCTGAGGTAAAAAAAATGTATTCAGAATTTAAAAAGTTTGTCAACCTAATTGGTCATGACATTACAATCTCAGGTTATGGAACTTTGATAAGAGCAGAAAATCCATGTCGAGTGATGACAAAACAAAGAGTCATTGGTAAGGTAGCTGATATTCCAATTGTAGAAACTCAATTTGAATCTATTGAGAATCTTCCTGAACCAGAAAATGGTGTATATTACATTGTAAATAGGATTTCAATGGATTTCATTCCTTTTGATCGAGAAGATGTATTGTGTGTAGATACTGGTCCATCTGCTATAAGAGATGAAAATGGACAAGTGATTGCAGTCACTCAACTAAGTTTTTAAATCATAAACCCATCGATTTCGATGGGTTTTTTTGTGGTAATATAAAACGTGGAAACTGAATATATAGAATCTTTAGAAAATAAAAGTATAGCAGAAAGATTACAAGAGAGATATCACCCATTTATTGGATATGCGGATCTCTCTAAAATTTATTTTGCTGAAATGATAGGCTATGAACCTAAAAATGCTAAGCCTTATGTTATGAGTGGAGTTACTCAAAACTGGGTTAGACAAGTATTGAATACTAATCCAGAAACACGGGGTAAAGATTATTGCCTTGCTGTATGGCAAGAAAAATGGTCCTTATTGGAAAATACTAAAAAACAATGGATTATCTTCAAAGCAATTTACTCTATTAGTCCTCAAGGTGATGGTAAAATAAGAAACTTTGATGTAATGGAGTATGGGTTTATAGTGGAGTATTTTGTTAATATGGGCGTGGGACCTTATTGGGAAATAAAAGAAGGTTTACCTGATTTACTTAAATCTCCAGATCCATTACCATTAATTATTCCTATGGAAGATGACTAATGAGTTTATATAATAAATATCGACCGCAAAACTTTAAAGATATTTTAGGAAGTAAATCTTCTGAAATACTAGAACAACAAATTGCATTGGGTAAAACCACTCATTCTTATATTCTTTCAGGTCCTCCAGGAACAGGAAAGACAACTTTAGCTCGTGTCGCAGCAAAGAAGATGAATTGCATTTCAGGCAATGAGAGTTGCGAATGTGATTCTTGTAAATCTGTAGCAAATGATTCTCATCCTGATGTATATGAAATCAATTGTGCTGTAAATAATGGTGTTGACCATATACGAGAAAATATTATTCAACTTGCACGGTTGTCTCCAATGCATAAGTACAAGATTTTCATTTTAGATGAATGTCACATGCTCACAACTCAAGCTCAAACTTCATTAATTAAGATTACAGAAGAACCACCACCTTTTGTGAAATTTTTCTTTTGCACAACTGAACCAAGCAAAATACTAAGAGCAATCGTTACTAGATCTCAAATATTTCCAATGAGAAAGCTTTCAAATGTTAATCTAAGAGACATCATGATTAGTGTTTGTACAAATGAAAGTTTCAAATATGATGTTGAGGCATTAAATTTGATTGCCGTTCAAGCAGATGGAAGTGCTAGGACAGCTCTTTCTATTTTAGATCAAGCATCTTTGCAAGAAATATCTGAAGAAAACATTAGAGAACTTCTTGTCATGTCTCCAAAACAACTTTCATTTGATTTAGTTTATTCGATTCTTAATTGTGATCGAAGTGAATCATTTAGAATTATTTCTACTGCACATCAAGAGGGGCGAAGCTTAGGTTCTTTAATATTAGATTCATCTCATATCTTGATGGAAGCATTTAAATATAGATTGGTAAAAATAAAGAAGGTAGACAAGGATGCTGAGATTGAAAATATAAGCAAATCTGTTCCAAGTCCTTATTTAGTTGAGTTAACGGAACAGTTGTATAACATATCTTGTAATATAAGGCAAACTGTTTCTGAGGATATCGTAGCAATTACAGGAATTCTCAAAGTAATCGACTGGTACGCGAAAAAAACTTCTGCGTAAATAGTATTGTAAAAAGTAAATTGCCTTCGGGAAAAAAATGGCAACCGAAGACCCAAGAATAGTAGACATCGTTAGAAAAGCTAAAAGAGGAGAAAGTCGATCTTTCAATTACCTCTTGAAAATGGTTGAGCCTGATCTTAAAAAAATCTGCAACCATTACTTTATAGTAGGTGCTGATAGAGAAGACGTAATGCAAGAATTGCGATTGGGAGTTTACAAAGCTGTTAATTCCTATGACCCAACGAAAGATACAACTTTTAAAAACTTTTGTGTCAATTTAGTTTGCAAACGTCATTTGGCAACTGCAATCGCAAGTGCTAAAAGAATGAAAAATTCAGTGTTGAATGATTCTATTTCTCTAGATGCACCTATTATTTTAGGTGACGATGGAAATCTCCAAACTTTGGCTGATTTTATTCCTGAAAAGAAAAATCCATATGATGAATCTCCTGAGTGCGATTTAGTTCTTGATATTATTGGAAGAGAAGAATATGATTTAACTTCCAAGAAACTAATTGACAAACTGACTCCTTTAGAAGCTCAAATTTTTAATGAGTACGGAATGAATTCATCATACAAAGAAATTTCAAATTCATTAAATGTTCCACCTAAATGTGTTGATAATGCTCTAACTAGAATTCGCAAAAAAGCTAATGAAGTGTATACTCAATACAAAAAGGATGAGAACGATTCGTTGAATAAAAAATAAAACAACTCTTGCTTACATCTCTGCTATGAAGTAAAATGTGCACATGGAAACTTCAATTGTTGATGTAGTTATCGGTATGCAGTATGGGGATGAAGGCAAAGGAAAAATAGCCAATCAAATGGCTTTATCGGGTGAATATGACTACGTTGTCCGCTTCAATGGAGGTGGAAATGCGGGTCATACAATTTACCTCAATGGAGAGAAAATTGTTACGCATCTTGTTCCTTGTGGTATTCTGCATGGTATTCCTAGTGTCATCGGTAATGGTTGTGTTATCAATACGCAAAAATTATTTGACGAACTTGAGTATCTTGAAGGATTTGGGTTTGACACATCAATCCTTAAAATAGCAGAAAACGCACATATAATTACCCAAGAACACATTGACGAAGATTCCAAAGACACAAAAATTGGAACAACTCGCACTGGAAATGGACCTTGTTACAGAGACAAGTATGCCCGTACTGGAATTCGTGCGGACTATGTTCCAGAATTAGAGCCATATCTTATTGATATGTACAGTCTTATTCATTCATCCCCAAAGAAATTTTTAGCCGAAGGAGCTCAAGGCTATTGGCTTGATGTTGACTTTGGCGATTATCCTTATGTCACATCATCAAATACAGGAGTAGGAGCAGTATTAAACAATGGTTTCAATTTTAAGCAAGTACGGGATGCTGTCGGGGTCATCAAGTGTTATTCTACCTATGTTGGGGCTAAAGGATACCAAAAAGACGACGAACGATTTGAAATGCTACGTGAAATTGGTCAAGAATACGGAGCCACTACAGGACGACCAAGACAAATAGATTGGCTTAATCTTGATGAAGTAACTACAGCTTGTCAAATGACGGGTGTCACCAAGCTCATTGTAAATAAAATGGATGTGCTTGATCAAGTTAAAAGTGGTTGGAATTTTTATCAGGGTGGTATTTTAAATTGTTGTGAAGATGAAGGCACTTTTATGCTAAAGATTATCAACCATATTTCACGATATAATTCAGATATTGAAATTGAATTCCAGGGGCAGTTACATTGAAATTTAAACTTAAAAAATCTGAACATTTAGAAAAGTTTCAGTTATTCAATAAAATCGATAAACTCAAATTATCGACCCGTGAAAATAAGAGTATCAATGGTGATAGTCTTATTTTTCATGCATCAGACAATAAACTATATATTTATCTCAATACAGGCATTTCTGCAGCATATACTTTCTTATGCGATTTTGAAGATGAATTTATAGATTTTGCTATAGATTGTAATGTATTCACAAATGCATTTACAAATTTTCCAACAGATGAAATACAATTTGCATTTATTGAGTCAGATAATCAATTAGTATTTGGTAACAAAAAAACCAGAGTTTCATTAAAAACATCTAAAGTAGATAGCATTGAAAATAAAATATCTAATGAATTTTTTACAAATGATAATATCAATTTTGTAAAATATGATGCAACTAGTTTTCAAAATGCTATCAAATTTTCTTCATTTTCATGTGCGCCAGATTTTGAAGAACATCCATATTCATCAATTATGTTCTTCATTGCTGACAATAAATTCAATGCTCAATCTTCTGACAAACATAGAATTTCTATCTATGGGAAAAAATATGAGAATGAACAATCATTCTTGGTAAGTAAAAATCAAGCTGAATTATCTTTGAACTTTGTTGAAAATAATTCTAATTTCTCAATACACAAAAACAAATTAATAATCAGAAACAATGGTAATTATTTTTGTACTAATCTTGAAATCAACTCATATCAAAGTGTTCATAATGGATTTAAAAGATTTTTTGATTCCAAATATATCACAACCATTAATTTTTCTAAAAGTGAATTTATAAAATCATTAAAGTTTATTAATAATATTTCTGGATCTCATTTGTTTAATTTCTCAACCAAAGATAAAGAAATCATTTTGACAAGTTCAGGTGATATTTCTGGCGGAGCAGCAGACAAGATTGCATGTGATGAAGAATTAGAAAACTTGAATGTTTCTTATTTAACAAACCATTTTATGAAAATACTGGAAGTGATAAATCAAGAGAATATTAGTGCGAAATTTTATGATTTCAATTCTTACACAATTTGTATTTTGCAATCAGATAATTTCAATCATATAATGTTCCCAATGGAGTAAATATGAGCATAGTATTATCTGAAAGTTCTATTTTTATTGGTTCAAAACCAATGGCATTACAACAGCTATCTAGTGGGCATCCTGGATATACAATTGTAAACGTCTACAATTTAGAATCTCAAATTAAAAACTATTCCAAATTTTTTGATCTAAATAAAATATTTTTAGTAGACAATCCAAATAATGATCAAATTAAAATTATAGGGCAACTGAACATTAATCAATACCATTTATTTTTCGATGATGAAAGTTTTGATGGTAGAAATAGTTTTATTTCTAAAATAAAAAAATCTGGAAGAATATATGATTATTCTTTTCCAATGTTTGGTGATGTTCAATCTCTCAAAAGATTTTGCTATAAAGAAGTAAAAAGTTTAGATATAAAAATAGATCAGTCATGTTATGAATGGATAATAAATAATTGTCCAACATACAGAATAAAATCTAAAACTTCTGGCAATAAGAAAGAGAAAATAGTTTACGATCTTGATTTATTATTTCAAGAACTCAGAAAGCTTGCATCTGTCAAGAATGAAGTAAGACTTGAAGATATTGAAAATTCTCTTTTTGACAACAATACTGATATTTTTGAATTTATTGATCACTTGATTAATAAAAATGAAGATGTATACGATACATGCAACAATCTATGCAGCGCAATTGGCGAACAAGGTTTGCTATTGATTTTGCTTTCACAACTATATTTTTTATTAGTAGTTTCAGATTGTAAAGAAAAAAATATTTATGATGCAAATAAAATTGCTGAGATTTTAGAATGTAAAGATTTACTAGGCAAATATTTGGGTGAAAATTGGGTCCCTAGTGAGTTTATAATCAAAACTCAGAATCCAATCCGAATAAAGATTCAGATGGGTAAAACTACACCTCCTGTTGCTAAAATAGCTTGCATGATTGAGCAAGTAGTATATACAATTAAGGATTTGAGAAATAGTGGTTCTAAAAACCATTCATTATTCTTGATGATTAATAAAATCCTTAGTGTATAAAATTTTTGTGTACGAAGATCGCTACGAATATATAAATGAACTAATTGCAAAAGTAAAAGACAATGATGGCTCTGCTTTAGGAGAATTGTATGATTTCTACAAGCCATTATTTATTTGTGCAATACAAAGATGTATTCAAAAAGAATTAAAATTGTCTCCATATCGAGAAGATATGCTTCAAGAGTCTTTATTAGTACTTAAAAAAATAGTTGATCAGTACAATCCAAATCTTACTTATTTCTCATATTTTTTATCAACAAGAATTGATATAAACTTATATAGATCTTGTGTTGATAAATATTTAGATCATGCTGATTTTGACAGTGATATGGTTGTTGAAGAACATGCAACAGACCCATTTAATAGAATTGAAACTGTTATTTCACTACATTCTGCAATAAATAAATTGAATGAAAAACAGAAAGAAGCAATTGAGCTTTATTTTTTTGAAGGTTTAGATCAAGAAGAAGCATCATTGAAGCTTAATATTTCCCAAAGTTCTTTCTCTAAAAGATTGCAGAGAGCCTTGGGAAATATCAAAGTTATTTTGGGAGAAGACTTTTTATCTTTTTGATTTATTATGATTGTAAACTGACGCAGTCTTATCTGTCTTAAATGGATCGTCTGTATCAATAGTTATTTTAGATTGAGGCATTGGCTTTACAGGCTCTAGTCCTGGAAAATTTCCTTTAGGTCTTTTTCTGTTTTCAGAATCATTTGGATCTGTTCCTTTTGGAAATATCCAGGTGTCAACAGGTAATTTTTTACCCATAAATGATGGAATAATTACATCAATTTTTCTTCCACCAGGAATTGATTTAGATTGTCCAATCATAAATTCAGTAATATCAGAAATATCTGAAGCTGTAGGCAATTCAGGTTCCACTGATGGTTTCGCAGTAGATTTAGGTCTATCAGGGTCATCTACATTTAAGACATCAGGTCCCAATAAGCCTTCTGCAACAGCATTGCTTATTTTTGTGAAATAATCTTTCAAATAACCTTTCAAAACAGAAGTAGATACATTTTCAACATCAACAATAAGTTCTTGACCAACTTTTATTAAATCAGTTTCTGCTTCATAAAGTTCCTTCTCAAGATTAATTCTTTTCATATAATCACGTTCTGAAGTACTTTCTAATTGTTTCTTAAGTCTATTCTTTTTGCTAATTAAACCTTTTCTTTTTTCTCTTTTATCAGCAACTGTAAATAAATCATGAAAAATCATTTCAAGTTTAATTCTTTGTCTTGCAAGAATTTTTGATATGGCTTCAAGAGGATCTGGTAGTTCCATTTCTGTTCCATCAGATTTTTTTAATTTACCAAAATTTTCTTTTCTAAATTCTGGTGTTTCATCTTGCATCATTAATCTTCTTAGATTAGTGCCACCAGACATTAAATGTATTTTTTCATTAACAATGTCGTGAATCCATTGTTCTTTAGCAGCTTCGTATATTTTTTTAGAAACAGTTAGATTTCTAATTTTAGAATCAAATAAATTATATAAGTAAGGGATATCTCCGTGCACTCTAGCGTACAATTCTGCCGGATCCATGATATAAGCTTCACCTTCAGTAAGCTCTGGATTTAATTCTTGTGGTTCCATTAGCATAACATCACCAACAGCAAGATATTGTAATGCATGTGCAATTTCATGTCTTCTGGTAGATTCTGTAAACCTAAAAGCTTGAAATCCTAAATTTCCTGATAGCTGTTTGTGGTGTTCCAAAGAGTCATATGCATCAGTTCTAATTACAATTGCTGGAACAGGTTGCCCTAAAGGTGTAGGAAACCTTGGTACAAATAAACCTCTCCATAATCCACTTACAAAATCTACACCTTGAATTTGAAATTTGGTAATATTTTTTGATTTTAAAAAATCTTGCAATTGATTTGCATCAAATTCTAGAATTATCATATTAGATGCATATTTTTCCAAATCTTCTTTAGAAATAGATGTATATAATCTTTCTTGTTCCATTCTGTCTAAGTAACTAATTTGCCATTCTGTAAAGATTTTTGCTGCAGAAACCTGCAATTCATATTCTTTAATTTCTTCTGGAGATGCATTCGAAGGTTTTCCAGGCATTTTATATTCTGATGAGTAATCTAGATTATAATCTTTTGCAAAAGGATCTAGTTTTTTAATTACATTTGTGTCTATGGCATTTTGCAATAAAGACAATCCATCTTTTAAAATTGATTGTTGAGCCTTAATCGCTGATTGATTAAGATTTTGTAATGATGTAGCACTTAATCTTGCCAATGCACCTTCTGAGAAATTCTTAATTTTTTCAGGATTTTTTATCAAGTAGTTTTGAATTATCTCAACTGTTGAAAAACCCTTATATAACCATAGATCTTTTATATTTTCGCCTTGATTTTGACAATATTCAACAAACATATCATCTTGCAACAATTTTTCGATATTAGATTTAGATAAAAAATATGAATTTAAAAATTTATATACAATCTCTAAAAGAGATTTGGTTAATTCATAATCATTGTTATTTTTAACCACTTTATTTCTCAAATAAAGATATATTTCCAATTGATCATCAGTCTGGACATTGTAAATTATATCTTTAATAGATCTTCCGTCTAAACTAGATTCTGTCAATCCATCTACAAAAGAAAATAAATCTGTAAATTTCAAACCTGAAAGAGAAAATGATTTCAGGTATTTTGACATTTCCGTCAAATTATCTTTTGTGGCTATGTCACTTTTTAAATAAAATAAGACACTGGCTAAAGATTTAAAATATCCAAGTTTAGGATTTTTATCAATTGCACGTTCTATTATCTGATTTCTAGCATAATCATTTGAATTTACACCATGATTTTTGACATCATCACCTCTCATAATGTACATTATGCAACTATTTTCGATGTCAATATTATTTTCAGTTAATAAATTCAATGTTTCGTATCTCATTGAAATTAAATTTTTCATTGACATTTGCATTGCTTTTTCACTTGAAACTGCTGTGCCAATTTCAATTTTATTGTAAGGATTATCAGTTTCATAATTTTTTGCACATTGAGCTAAGAAATTAGTAATAATAAGTGTGTCTGCGTTTGGAGATCCAGTGTGCCTGAGTTGATCAACTACAAACGTAATTAATTGTTTGCAAAACCATCTCAGATCAGAACCTTTATTTTTATCTCTTGAATAAATATCTAAGATTCTCGTATTTTTAGCATACTTAATAAAATTTATTAAGTCATAAACAGTAGGCATTTTATCATGAGAGTTAAAATCGTATTTTTTGAATGTATCTTGAAATGAACCAGTCCAATCAATACCTTCGCTACTTAATACATCAAAGGCTTCCATTGCCTTTACAGTTTTTTTATGAATGCTGAAATTCCACATAATACTAATATTATTTTACAATCTAACTATAATTACCTATGGAATATATTTTATAATTCTTTGTATTATATTGATATGTTCCACAAAAACCCTTGACATACAACATTCTTGTCCAGGGTTATTTTTATTTAAAGGGGAGAAGTCACTGTGGTTGAAAAAAACATATCCGATGACATGATTTATAATTGGCGCAATGAGTTGCGTACACTTAGTGATGGCGCATTTGTTGTAGCCAGTTCCCAAGCTGAAAAATATGCTAGCCAAGGATTTTCCAAATCAGAAGTTGTAGAGTTATTAGCTGCAGACAATTTCGATTTAGAATTAGCAGACAGAGTTGCTTCCAATTTATTCAATGAGCCTACATCTGCTCAAAAAGAAGTTGTTAGTGTCGCTATAGTTCCAACAAAATATGCAGATTGTATTCCAATAATTGAAAAATCACTTGAAAAATACAGCGCAAGAGAATTTGTAAAAAAACTTTGCTTAGGTTCACATTCAATTGTAAAAGCTGATGAGCGTGGTTTAGGATTTTGGCAAAGAGTTGCTGAAATTGCTAAATCTACTGACCAAGGTAAGGGACATTTACATGCAGCGTTAAAGCCCTGGGTAGAAGAAGCATTATTGAATTCTGTCTTAATTGCTCAAAAAGAAAATGCAGAAATAAAAACTGCATCTTCAAATAAATATATTGTTAGCATGAGAAAAGGTTCAGCAGAAGTAGATTTATCAAATGGAACATCAACTAGTGAAAAATTTACAAAAGGAAATTATGCAGATTTCGGTATTGCAGATGAGTATATAGTTTCTGCTGCTGATCAAGTCTCTCCCTATTTGAGACTTAAAAGAGCGTTATCTGACTAGTATTCATACTAAAAAATGCACAAGCCGCTCTAGTAGTGGCTTGTTCTGCTTTGTATAAAGCCATTATGCAAGATAATAATAAAGAAGAGATTGTTGATGCTATCATTCCTGTAGCAGATAAAGCAATAGATAAACCTTCTAGAATGTTTAAGGACTTGAAAGAAGGAGATAGACCTTTATCTCCTCTTCCTCCTGACAATATGAGTGATATTCAATATCCTCAATTTATAGAACCAAGATGTTCACTTTGCACTTCAGCTTTTAGAGATTTAGCTGAACATGTATATCTTGAAAGTGGCAAAAAGCCACAAACAGTAATCAATTTTTTCCACAAGTATTTTGATGCAAAACTTAATTGGGTCCAAGTCAATACACACATGGACCAGCATTGTGATTTTAAGAAAATTGCAACTTCAGGTCTCAAGAATTATGAGCAAAGAGAAGAATTAATTGCTCCTTGGATTTTTAGAGAACATCATTTGGCACTTACAGCTTTACTTGTAGAGCTTGATGATGTTCGTGGAATGGATTGTTCTAAAAATAATGATATGAAGCTCAAGAGAGCAGCAATGGTTGAAAAACTAATTACAAAAATTTTATATCTAAAAGAAGCAAGAGATAACCAAGGTATCTACGCTATAAATATTTTTGATGTGCTTGTTAAACTCCATGAAAAAATGGATTCTGAAACTGATAAAAGAATTATTAGAGAAGAAATACAAACCTTGAAGAGCAAGATCCGATCTGACAATTAATGAGAAAACCAAATCCGCAGAAATTAGCGCAACATGATCTTAAAAGTCAACTTATGCAGCAAGCTAATGAAGTTTCTCAATTCTTCAAAGACACTGGCTATGCATCTGAGTTTGACGATATTATTTTACCAAATGCCAGAACTGATGTATCCCCTCCAAAAAAACCAGAATTGACAAGATTTAATCCTGATCAAATCGTAGATATCATCACATTTATAGAACATCCTTATTTTTGTAATCTTAAACCCCATCCTTGGCAAAGATTAATTCTCAAATGTTTTTATATGGGGCAAGAAGGAAATGAAAATTTAGAAATTCAAGATGTTCCTTTAGAAAAAAGAAATGGATGTGAAGGGTGTGTATGGGAACACATCAAGAATAATGAGGAAGATACTTTAAGAAAAAAGAAACTTGGAAAAATAGTAAAACCACTTTTTACAGTTGATAATTCTCCATGTCTTGAATGCGTAAATTTGGATGATGATGTTAGAATAAAAAGATATGAAAGTGCAAAAGAAGAAGCTACAAACTTTGATGCAATCAGACTTGTAGATAAATTGTCAGACAGACCCGTTATTGATGGTTTTCAGTCAGAAAAAGACCTTTTGTTTTCTGATGAAATAGACTCTAAACTGAGACATCAAATATACGAAAAATGTACAAATAGATACAAATTTCAAGAACTTGTATTGGTGCTTGGAAGACGTAGTGGAAAATCATTCTTAGTCTCTGCTATTGCACTTTACGAACTATACAGATTGATTTCAATGGGTCATCCACAAGCCAGATATGGTTTAATGGAATTTGACCAAATTGTTTTATTGAATGTTGCTAAAAATGAAGAACAAGCAAAGAATGCTATCTTCTCAAAAATCAAACAAACAGTATTAGCCTCGCCGTATTTTAATCCATTTATTGGCAAAGATACTGAACTTGAAATGAGATTCCTTACAGACCATGATATTAAGGAAAATGAACGCCGTACTGCTCAAGGATTAAATCCATTTTCTGGTTCTTTAACTTTAAAATGTGGTTCTTCAAGTGCGTCAGGTCTTGTTGGTCTTACTTGCTGGTGCATAATCATGGACGAAATTGCTGCTATGGCAGGTGATAATCCCGATTCAGGATTAGATTATGCATTATATGATGATTTGAAGCCATCTCTTGCAACTTTTGGAAAAGATGGAAAGATGATGATGCTTTCAAACCCCAAAGGACCTATTGGGTTATTGCACGACTTACATGAAAACAGAGTTGAAGATCCGACAACTTTAATAATGAGATTGCCAACATGGTTAGCAAATCCTAATATTGGAAAAGAATTTTTAGATAACGAAAAAAAGAAAAATCCATCAGAATTTCAAATGCAGTATGGTGCTGAATTTGGGGCATCTTCGCAAGACCCAATGTTTATGCCTGATTTGATTAGCTCTATGTTTAGCAGCATGAGTATGGTCAGAAGAAAAGAATTTGCCGACAATATGTTTGAATATTATTGTCATTTAGATCCTGCAAGAACATCAGATTATTATGCATTAGCTGTTACCCATACAGAACCTATGTATGGAACTGTAGGTCCTGATAATAGACCACTCAAGAGAGTGGTTATTGATCATATACATTTCTGGAATCCAATGTCAAAAAATCAACCAATTGATACCAGAGAAGTTGAAGATTATGTTATTGAATTGCATAAAAGATTTAGATTTAAACAAGTTAGCGTTGATCAATGGAATTCTCAATCTTCAATTGTGAGATTAAAAACTGCTGGAATAAATATTGTCGAGAAACATTTCAATAAACAATACAAAGAAGATATTTACACAGAATTAAGTCAATTAATTAGAGAAGAAAGAATTGATATGTACGACATATCAGGTGGAAGTTATCTAGACATGCGTGGTGAAAGACAACCACTAAACGAAGTGCAGGAAGCTAAAATTCAATTTCAATTTTTGCAAAAGAAATGGAAAGGCAAAAGATATTATATTGAATCTCTTACAGGATATAAAGATGACATCTGTGATGCCGTAGCTGCTGTATCCTACGAGTGTTTAATGTCAAAAATAATTGTAAGACTTCCTAATGCAAGATTGATGAATTTAGGTGGAAGGTTTAGATAAATTTTTATGGAAAAAAACAATATGTCTTCAAAAAATATCAAAACCGCGCAATTTGGTGGTGTAGGTGGTGGTGGCAATGGATCACCTTTTTCACCTGGTCGTAGCCCTATTGGTAGGGGTGGCAGCAATCGTGGTGGTTCTGAGCTTAACATTTATGTTGATGAAGATGACAGTTTTGAAAAAATTCTTTCAAAAACACATATTTATTTAGATCAATATAATGTAAATGATGAAAATATTGAAAAGCAACTTTCTGTTCAACACACATATACTGACGGTGATCTGAATTATGAGCTGTCTTCCACTGAAAGACTAAAATTAAAATTAAGAATGCAACTTCACAATTACAAAAAATCTTTGGAAGATCATGCATCAAGTTTAATCAAAAATAGTCCAGCATATATCAAAGAAAATTTCCATGCTAAACCTGAGCACTTAAGGACAATGGAAGAAAGCTTAGCTGAGAGAAGGCATTTTGATGACAGTAAAAAAAGAGCTCACGAATACGAAGATAAAGTTCCTGATCAAATAAAACCTCAAAGAAGACATGATGTAATCTCTTCAAATAATCCAAACAGAACTGCAAAAGAATATGGTTTTGTTCGCGATCCTCAAGATTATGATTATGCTGTAAAGAGACGTAATAGGTTCACTACAAAGCCAGAAGGTGAGCCAAACAATCAATTTGATGAATATCAATTTCATTCTTTTCCAGATGGGCAATATAGGATTTTAGATGGTCTAGCAGGTTTTGAAGGGCTTGAAGAATACTTAAATGAAGGTAATCAAGCTAACCAATCTAATCAAGGCACATCTGGATACAATGAAGCGACTATGCTTGATAATCCATATCCTGATACAAAAGCTAACGTTGTTCCAATGCAAGAGATGGGTCAAAAGCCTCAAATGAATCCTAAAGAAATAAGTATTTTCAATCAACATGGTAAGTCTTTTCCTGGAAATTATTATGATTATAATGACATGGGTGGAGAAGACAAGGGCGTTGAAGAAATTTATGATGGCATTGGTTTATATGGACACTTTTCACCAAACCCGAGTTAATATGTAAAATAATCATATGAAGTATGATTATCTTATTGTTGGAGCCGGATTATTCGGCTCCATATTTGCTTATGAAGCTAACAAATTAGGTAAAAAAGTATTAGTAGTTGATAAAAGAAATCATATTGGTGGAAATTGTTATTCTGAACCATTTGAAGATTATCATATACACAAATATGGTCCACATATTTTTCATACTTCAAAAAAATATGTTTGGGATTATATAAATAAATTTGCAGAATTTAATAATTTCACTTTAAGAAATAAAGCTTTTGTAAATAATAAAATCTATTCTTTACCAATAAATTTATCTACTATACATCATGTCTGGAATGATGTAATCACTCCGAGCCAAGCAAAAGAAAGAATTAATTCAGATAAAATTTTATTTGAAAATCCACAAAATTTTGAAGAATATTGTCTCAGTACTATGGGTAAAACTTTGTATGAAATGTTTTTCTATGGATACACTAAAAAACAATGGGGCAGAGAGCCAAAATTATTACCAGCATCAATTGCTAAACGAATACCATTGAGATTTTCTTTAAATGATAGATATTATTCTGACGATCATGTTTACGAAGGTATTCCAATCCATGGTTACACTTCAATTTTTGAAAAACTATTATCTGGGATTATTGTTTGGTTAGAATGTGATTATATTGACAATAGAGATTTTTTAAACTCTTTGGCTGAAAAAGTAATTTACACTGGACCAATAGATCAATATTTTAATTACATGTTTGGTGATTTAGAATATAGAACACTTAAACATAGTAGTTACAATACAAAGATTGATATTCAAGGCACAGCATTGATGACGTATCCATCTGAGGATTTTCATTTTACGAGAATCATTCAACATAATTATTTTTACAATAGTAAATCTGATGAAAAAGTAATCACGTATGAGTATTCAAAATCATTTGATAAAAATATTCCTAATGAAGATCCATATTACCCAATAAATGATGAGATTAATAATGAAAAATACGAAAAGTATAGAAATTTTGCATCTGTTAATTGTCCAAATTTATTAATTGGTGGACGATTAGGTAATTATAAATATTTTGATATGGACACTACCATTGAAAATGCATTACAAGTCGTAAAACAAGAATTTGCAGGAAATTTGTGAAAAATTAAGTAACACAAAGACTATGGATCTCAATATTCTCCATAAAACATTAAGGATTGCCTACATCCTAGATAGCAAGGGTAATTTTAAGTCTTCTGATTTAATTTTTGAAAAAGTAGCCCAATATTATGTAGAACAATCTGTCACTAAAAACCCAAATATTTATCTTGTCGAATATGACGAGTTGGAAGATGAATTCAAAGAGGGTGATGAATGGAGACAGACCAAAAAACCAAATAAAATTCCTAAAGAATATTATGATTTGGGTGGAGAAGCTGATGGACAAAATATCGAAGGGCTATTACATGGTCCAGATAATGTTCCAGGTCCAGCATACATAGATCCAGGCAATTTAGCATCTAGTCCTTCAATGGCTGGAGATGTAGATTCCTTTACATTTGAAGCAACATACCAGAAAAATGTAGATGATGGAAATGGTTGGAAAAATAGAATTCCACTTAGATAGGAGAACATTATGCCTTTACCAATTAAGCCAGTTCATTCTTTAGAATTACACGCAGAATTATTTGACACTCAGTCAATGAGTAATTTGGGATTATCAGATATCCAAATTCAATTAATGGGTGCAACTCCACCACCACAAAAGCAAGCTGCTAAAGTTGGTGAACGTTACATGGAAATGCTCATGACCATTGACAAAAATGTTGATGAAGTTGTCACTGCTGCAAATCAACTCACCCACAACAGAGAAGCCAAAGTTTGCCATGTCCCTTCTGATATTACAGATAATGACCTTTTAGCACTTAAAACTTCAGGTTTGCTTACTGGTTATGGAAGATCAGTTTCTCTTACAGACAAAGCTAAGTTAGCACTCAGAGATCATTATCTTAGTTCTGAAACAACAAATGAATTCAGAAAAAATAGAACCAAAGATAAATTTGACTTAAACGAAGCTAAAACAGTAGTTCAATCAAATGCAAAATTTAAGAAAATCGCTACTTGACTCTCTAGTAGTGAATTCCGTGATGAATTCGAAATCAGGTTTATGGCTGACAACGATCAAAAAAGAACTAAGGGATTGATGTTTGCAGAACCTCTAGAAGAATTGGAAGTGGTATTTTTCACCTTTCCTTCTAAAGGACAACATTCTTTTTGGAATAATAATGTAGATTTTTCTCTTAGTTTGGCATTTCTAAATAATGATTTTGAAATTTTAGATTTTAAAGATTTAGAAAAACAGAGCACAAAACTTGTTGCTCCAGACGCAGATGATGTCAAATATGTTGTAGAAGCATATA